CTGCCAAGCGAGTTCACGAACTCAGACGACCGTAGACGGCCGAAACGCAATGTAGGCACGACCCGAAGGTAGCCACCTACAAAACGTAACAGAGTACTGTTCAGAGAACCGTACTCACCATCTACAGAAGTCTTTGTTCGCTCGACCTCGAGCCCAAGCTCACCAACTTTCCCCATCCAGATATCAGAAGCCTCCTTCGACGATTGGAAAAGTATGTCGTCCCCGTTTATCAGACAAGGGAGTCGAACCGTCTCTTTCCAACTCAGCCCTGAGTCTCTCATTGCGTAAAGAAACGCAATTCGATTCTGCAGGCAGAGAAGAGGAAAAGAGAGGTAAGACCCCATCATCTGTCCGATGGAAGGGCGACCTACGAACCGCTTCGTCGAGAGAGGACAGCCGGACGGACCGTCGACCCAATAAAGGATCGGCCGGAGAATCGCGGCTGCCCTCTCCTTGACGGAGGCAGGCAAACAACTGGAAGAGGCAAGAAGAGTATTCAAGATCACTTCGGCTACTTCGATCGACAGATTATCTGTCGCCGAAGCGTAGTCTCCGGAAGTGAGAATACCTTTTTCCTGGCGGAAACCCGCTTTAGCAAGTCCCTCGTCCGAGACATCTCCCCGAGACAACCAGCTACACCTAGAAAGGTGATTGTAAATTGTCTTGTGAAGTGGTCGGAGGAGCAACTCGTCGGAGGAAAACTTCGTCAGAGGACGGGGTTTCCCAGCAGACTGGACAACGATCAACTCTGCTTCGGGCGCAGGGCGATCGGGGCGAGAAGGACCAGACAAGGCCTCAGAAAGGTAACTTGCATGATCAATCCCGGACCCCAATGCGCCCCCGTCCTTTCGGACAGAGTCGGTCGTCGCGCTAAGCGGCGGTGATGTGAGGAGAACCTGCTCCTCGTAGCCCAGATCCCACCCTTTCGAGAAAAGGCGGGACGTTTGCTGGGCTACAAAACGCAGGTAACCGACGGGGAGTTGACGTCTAGGTCGACGAACCCCCTCCACAAGCTTCTCCATAAGGGGACCCGACATGCAGGAGCATGAAGCGGGAAGGCCTTTTTTTATGGACTGCCAGGCCATGATCTCCGGATGGAGATCACTCGGGCAGGAACCTAGAAGCTTCTTTACCTGACGACTCTGTTCTAAGCAGTCGCCAGATAGGGAGAAAGTGGGGGCGGGATATCCGAAGATATACCCCCAGTCAGCAAGAGCGCGGCGAACGTACTGAGACGTTCGAGCTCGAAACGCGCGACAACGTCGCGGGGTACTACATTTACGAACCTCATTCTTCGGACGTGAGGAAGGCGATGTAGCTACCGACATAACCAATAACAGTTGTAAAATTGTTA